AGTTAAGGCCGGGGGTTAAGAATGTGCCGTCAAACACACTCAAGGAGAAGCAAATGCGCAACGGATTGCACAATCACCGGAACGGAGTATATACTTAGCCCCTACGAGGCTGCAAGGGCTTACGCATGTTAGAACATTTGGTGCATTTTGAACCTGAGGTCACCACTCGGGATGGGTTTGTTAAATTGGACGCTGCTGCGCCCGATGATTTACTGTCGGCTCAAGTTTCCACTGCAAACCTTTTGGCCGAGCTTGGCGTTGAAGACGACGACGAGATGGTTAGGGATCAGCAAACAACTGCCGCCCGCAAAGCTTTCGGGTTTCTTACCACCAACGCCGACACCACAGAACAAAAGACGGCTCTGGCCCAGCTTAAAACCCCAGCCGCCGTGCGGCACATAACCGGCATGCTTGCTGCTTATGACTGGGAGTTTATTCAGCAAGCGCAGGAGATCAGAGGCTACACGGTAGCCAAGCTGTTTGAAGAAACCCAGAATCCCAACGCCAGTATCCGGCTCAAAGCGCTCGTGGCGCTGGGCAAAGTAACTGAAATTGGGCTGTTCACTGAAAAAATTGAGCTTAAAAAGGAGTCCCTCACGGATACTGAGCTTGACCAGCGCATAAAAGACAAGCTGTCCAAGTTCATGGGCGTAGTAGACATCCAAGAAGTGCAAGACGTACTGGAAACCCCGGCTAATGACGACTGAAAAGATAACTTCTCTGACAAAAACCGAGCTTGCAGCGCTCATGAAGGCGTTGCCAACAATGTCCGTTACGGAGAAGATGGAGTTATTTGCTGATCTGGAGATCAGGGAGCGCCGAGCATCCTTGGCCGCAGCCCAAAATAACATGTTGGGATTTGCCAACGCGGTATATCCGGGGTTTAAAGTAGGGCCGCACCACAGAAAACTGGCAAAAATATTCACGGATGTGATTGAGGGGCGTAAAAAACGCGTAATTATCAACATTGCCCCGCGTATGGGCAAGTCCGAGTTCTCGTCCTACCTGTTTCCCGCCTATTTTCTTGGCAAGTACCCAGAGAAGAAAATCATTATGGCAACCCACACCGCCGGGTTGTCCGAAGACTTTGGTAGGCGGGTGCGAAACCTAATTGACAGTGAGGACTATCATGATGTTTTTGCCAACACCTTGGTTGCTGACGACCAAAAAGCGGCTGGTAAATGGTCTACAGGTGCTGGCGGGCAGTACTATGCTGCTGGCGTGGGCGGCGCTCTTGCTGGTCGCGGTGCTGACCTATTTGTTGTTGATGACCCCCATTCTGAGCAGGACGTAAAGGCTAACAGCCGCCTTGCCTTTGATACGGCGTGGTCGTGGTTTCAGACAGGCCCATTGCAGCGCTTGATGCCCGGAGGGGCGATCATCATTGTGATGACGCGTTGGGGGAAACTGGACTTGACCGGGCGGCTGATCGACTACCAGACCAAGAACCCCGACGCGGAGCCGTGGGAGATTGTGGAGCTACCTGCTATATTGAACGAGGGAACCGAGGACGAGAAGTCCCTTTGGCCGGAACAGTGGCCGCTGGAGCAGTTAAAGACAACCAAGGCATCCATTGACCCCCAGTACTGGAACGCCCAGTACATGCAGCAGCCCACATCCAATGCCGCCGCCATAATCTCCCGAAAACTTTGGAGAATATGGGAGCCCGAAGAACCGCCCAAGTGTGAGTACATAATCCAGTCGTGGGATACCGCACACGAAATAAAAAATAACTCCGACTACTCGGCCTGCACAACGTGGGGCATTTTTTACAACGAGGAAGAAAAAGACGAGGCCCAAATAATTTTGCTGGATGCGTTTAAAGAGCGCATGCAGTTCCCGGAACTCAAGGCGGCAGCGCTTAAACATTGGAAGGAGTGGGAGCCTGATGCGTTCATTGTGGAGAAAAAGTCGGCGGGTGCGCCACTGATCCAAGAACTTCGGGCGATGGGCATCCCGGTACAAGAAACAAACCCCAGCCGGGGCAACGACAAGATCGTGCGGGTCAACGCTATTGCGGATTTGTTTGCTTCGGGTAAAGTCTGGGCTCCAGATACGCGCTGGGCGCGGGAAGTAATTGAAGAAGTGGCTTCGTTCCCCAACGGGGATAATGATGACTTTGTGGACACCACCAGCCAAGCCCTGCTGCGTTACCGGCAGGGAGGTTTTATCACGTTGGACACAGACGAGAAGAGTGAACCAATCTATTTCAAGCGCCGCGCGGCGTATTACTGAGTTTTTAAGGATTTGATATGGCAACCAATGTAGACAAAGCCCTGTACCAGCAACCCGCAGGTATTGATGCCCTTGCACAAGACGAGTCCCCCTTGGAAATTGAGATTATTGACCCAGAAGAAGTCAATATTCGTACAGACGGCTTGGAAATAAGCCTCCAGCCCGGTGAAGACGAAGGCGAAGAAGGCTTTGACGACAACTTGGCGGAGTATGTAACTGATGGGGTGCTACAAACTTTGGCAGGCGACTTGGCTGGGGATATAGATAGTGATAAGTCCTCGCGCAAGGAGTGGGAGAAGTCCTATGTCGAGGGCTTAAAGCTGTTGGGCTTGCAGATGGAGGATCGCACGGAGCCGTGGCAAGGGGCGTGTGGCGTGTTTCACCCCATGATTACCGAGGCGGTAGTGCGCTTTCAAGCTGAAACGATTACTGAAACGTTTCCTGCCCGTGGGCCGGTGAAAACCAAGATTATTGGGTTGGATGATCCGCAGGTGCGCGAGGCCGCTGCGCGGGTTGAGGAGGACATGAACTTTGAGTTGACCGAGAACATGGTGGAGTTCCGGGCAGAGCACGAGCGCATGCTGTGGAGCCTTCCGGCTACCGGTTCGGCGTTCAAAAAGGTGTACTACGATCCCAGTTTGGGACGCCAAGTGTCAATGTTTGTGCCTGCCGAAGACATTTTGCTGCCCTATGGGGCCACTGACTTGGATACGTGCTTCCGTGTGACCCATGTCATGCGCAAGACCAAGAACGAGATACTAAAGCTCCAGCAGGCGGGTTTTTACTTGGACATTGATCTGCCTGATGCGCCCAAAGATCGCACGGACATCCAGAAAGCCAAGGACAAAGAGACCGGGTTCAACGACTTGGGCGATGAGCGCTATACCTTATATGAGTGCCATGTGGACTTGGACTTGGAGGGGTATGAGGACGAGGATGAGGACGGTGAGCCTACCGAAATCATGCTGCCCTACGTAGTAACCCTAATAAAAGGCACAAACGACATCCTGTCAATCCGCCGTAACTGGAAAGAAGACGACATTTTGCGCTTAAAGCGCCAGCATTTTGTACATTATCAGTACATCCCCGGCTTTGGAGCCTACGGCTTTGGCCTGTTCCACCTTATTGGTGGGTTTGCTAAGTCGGCCACCAGCATCATGCGCCAGTTGGTCGATGCCGGTACGTTGGCTAACTTACCCGGTGGTCTGAAGTCCCGTGGTCTGCGGATCAAGGGCGACGATACCCCGATTGCACCGGGCGAGTGGCGTGATGTAGACGTAGGTTCGGGCACTATCCGCGACAATATCCTCCCTCTCCCATATAAAGAGCCAAGCCAAGTTCTGTACAGCTTGCTGGGCAACATTGTGGAGGAAGGCCGTCGTTTTGCATCAACGGCGGACATGAATGTGTCCGATATGTCGGCCAATGCCCCAGTGGGGACAACGCTGGCCCTGCTGGAGCGCCAGCTTAAAGTGATGACGGCAGTCCAAGCGCGAGTGCATTACGCACTCAAGCAAGAATTAAAGCTGCTGAAAAACTTGATCCGCGACTACACAGACTCTGATTACACCTACCAGCCCGAGTATGGAAGTAGGAAAGCCAAGCGCGGTGACTATGACTTGGTGGACTTGATTCCCGTCTCTGACCCTAACGCGGCGACCATGAGCCAGCGGGTTATCCAGTACCAAGCGGTTATCCAGATGGCACAGATGGCCCCGGATATTTATGACTTGCCCCAGCTACACAGGGGGATGCTGGAGGTCTTGGGGATCAAAAACGCGGACAAACTCGTGCCCATTGAGGACGATATGAAGCCCACTGACCCCGTGTCAGAGAACCAAGCGGCCCTTAACGGCAAGCCGATCAAGGCGTTCATGTACCAGAACCATGATGCGCACATCCAAGTCCACATGATGCTGCTCCAAGACCCGATGATTCAGCAGCTTATTGGACAAAGCCCGCAAGCTCCCAAGATCATGGGGGCGATTACCGCGCACATTGCTGAACACGCCGGGTTCAAGATGCGCCAGCAAATTGAGCAGCAACTGGGCATGCCCATGCCTCCCGAAGACGAGAAACTCCCACCCCAAATTGAGGTGGCGCTCTCAGGCATGCTGGCCCAAGCGGCGCAGCAGGTTATGCAGCAGAACCAAGCGCAGGCGGCGCAGGCACAAGCCCAGCAGCAGATGCAAGACCCGGTAGTTCAGATGCAGATGCAGGAGTTGCAGATCAAAAAGCAGGACTCAGACACCAAGAAGCAAAAGGTCTTGGTCGATGCCGCCATTGCTTCAGACGCGCAAAAACTCCGGGAGCAAGAAGTCTCCGGCAGGTTGCAACTGGAGGGGCTTAAATTATCAACAAAACTTAAAGCAGACCAAGAGCGCCAGACTTTTGAGCAGGAGCACGCCGGATTAAAACTCGGTGCGCAAATGAACAAAGACAAGCGGGATCAAGCCCTGACCGCTTTGCAATCCGTTAATCAACTTAATAAACCAAAATCATGATACAAGACTTCGCACGCGTATTGCGCGAAAAAATACGCACGGACATGAATAACTACGCCGATGATTTGGCGGGGGGAGCGTGTCGCACTTTTGACGAGTATCAAAAACTCTGTGGGGTTATCTCGGGTCTAGCCCTTGCAGAGCGTTATCTCCTTGACCTGCTTGAGAAAGTTGAAAGAGCCAATGAATAGTATTGACCTCTCCCCCGGTGCTTTTGCACTGCCTGAACCCATCCAACCAATGGATGCGCCTGAACCCGAAGCAACCGCCGAGGAAAGAGCCACGCAACTACCTACCCCACAAGGGTGGAGAATTCTGTGTGCCGTGCCTGAAGTCGATCAAAAGATTGCAGGAACATCGCTTGATTTAGTGCGGGATACCGCTAGTTTGCGCCAAGAAGAGCACGCAACCACTGTGTTGTTTGTTATGAAAGTTGGTGCGGATGCGTATGCCGACAAAACCAAGTTCCCCACCGGGCCGTGGTGCAAAGAAGGTGATTTTGTATTGGTGCGCACATATACCGGTACAAGATTCAAAATCTTTGGCAAGGAGTTCCGTCTCATCAACGACGACCAAGTTGATGCTGTTGTGCAAGACCCACGCGGATTAACCCGCGCTTAAAGGAATTAATATGCCTGATGAATTTAAATTCCCAGACGAAGTTGAAGATAAAAAAGTAGATATTGAAATCGAAGGCGATGCAGATATTGAAATTGAAATTGAAGACGATACCCCGGAACGTGACCGGGGCCGCAAGCCGTTAGACAAAGAGGTACTTGACCCCACTGAGGAAGAGATTGAGTCTTACTCTGACAAGGTAAAGAAGCGAATTACGGAACTGACCCACGCCCGTCACGACGAGCGCCGGGTTAAAGAATCCGTTTTGCGGGAAAAGCAAGAACTTGAAAACCTTGCCCAACACTTGGTGGAGGAAAACAAACGTCTTAAACAAAACGTGTATACAGGGCAGGAAGCGGTTATTGAGGGCGTCAAGCAAAAGGCTGACACGGAACTCCAAATAGCGCGGCGCAGACTTAAAGAAGCGCAAGAAGCCTTTGACACGGATGCCATCATTGAAGCTCAAGAAGCTGTGATGGATGCCAAAATTCGGGTTGAGCAGACAAAAAATTTCCGCCCAACCCCTTTACAACAGGAAGATTTTCCTGTACAAACGCAACAAGTTCAGTCAAAACCTGTTCCCCCTGATGAAAAAACCCTGCGCTGGCAGGCAAAAAACCAGTGGTTTGGGTCGGATGGTTTTGAAGAATACACCAGCTATGCGCTAGGGCTGCACAAAAAACTAGTACAAAACGGGGTTGATCCCCGCTCTGAGCAATACTTCGAGCAAATTGATGCTCGCTTACAGTCCACGTTCCCTAGTTTATTCAAGGGCGCAAAAGACAGGCCTACGTCCGGTGAGGGTTCCAGACGACCTACTACCGTGGTTGCTTCCGCATCTCGTTCTACGAGTGGAGGTAAAGTTCGGCTAACAAGTACGCAAGTTGCGTTAGCAAAGAAGTTCGGTTTAACCCCGCAGCAATATGCTGTTCAAGTAGCGAAATTGGAGAATCAAAATGGCTGAAGTTCAAAACCGTACAAATCGTGATCTGACGACACGCGACAAATCTGCTCGTTATGTTTATACGCCATCGAGCACACTGCCAGACCCAACACCTGAACCGGGGTACACGTTTCGCTGGATAGCGACACACGTTCTTGGACAGGCCGACCCAACCAACGTGTCACGAAAATTGCGCGATGGCTATGAGCCGGTAAAGGCGGTAGATCATCCTGAGATGATGGTAGCCGGTAATGATAAGACAGGTAATATCGAAATTGGTGGGCTTATGCTTTGCAAGATTCCCTCCGAACGCGCTGCTGCTATGTCTGAGTATTACAACGGTCAAGCCCAGAATCAAATGGATTCGGTGGACAATAATTTCATGCGACAAAATGACCCGCGCATGCCGCTATTTGCAGACCGCAAGTCTACAGTAACGCGTGGCGGATTCGGAAATGGTACTAAGTAATTAGGAGTCCTTAAATGGCATCAGTAGCATCCCCTTACGGCCTAAAACCCGTAAATGAGTTGGGTGGCACACCATATGCAGGTGCAACCCGTAGTTTTCTAATCGACCCAGCAGGCACTGCTTCGAGCATTTACAACGGTTCGCCCGTGTATGTGAACGCGTCTGGATATCTGGCAGTGGCAACTGCAACCGGCGCTGACGCGACCACTAACGGCTTCCCCACAGGTACGGCTAATACCGGTATCGTTGGTGTATTCGTTGGCTGTTCTTACGTTAATGCCCAAGGCCAAGTGATCTATGCTCAGTACTACCCCACAGGTGTGACTGGCGTGATTAATGCCTACGTTGTGGATGATCCCGGCGTTGTATTCCAAGTTCAGTCTGCCGGTACTGTCGCGCAAACTGCTCTGGGCGCAAACGTGTTCTTCACGACTAGCGCTGTGGCAACTGGCAGCACAAGCACAGGTAACTCTACGGCTTCTGTCGTGGTTGGCTCCTCGGCTGTGACTACCACCGCAGCTTTCCGTGTTGTTGGTTTTGTCAATATGCAAGGTTTCTCGGTTGTAGGCGATGCCTTCACGGATATTCTTGTAAAAGTCAACCCCGGCTATCACTCGTATACCAACGCAGTTGGCCTGTAAGGAGTAACTTAAAATGGCAATTTCACGCGCACAACTACTTAAAGAGTTGCTCCCCGGACTGAATGCATTGTTCGGACTTGAGTACGCCCGTTACGGCGAAGAGCACAAGGAAATCTACGAAACCGAGAAGTCGGAGCGTAGCTTTGAAGAAGAAACCAAACTGTCCGGCTTCAGTGCTGCACCAGTGAAGAACGAGGGTTCTGCCATTGCTTATGACAATGCGCAAGAAGCGTTCACCGCTCGGTACAGCCATGAAACCATTGCGCTTGGCTTCTCCATCACTGAAGAGGCTGTGGAAGATAACTTGTACGACTCCCTGTCGGCTCGTTATACCAAGGCTTTGGCCCGTGCTATGGCTTACACCAAGCAAGTTAAGGCTGCATCAACTATCAACAACGGTTTCTCCTCCAGCTATGTTGGCGGCGACGGCGTTGCTTTGTTTAGTACGGCGCACCCACTTGTTAACGGTTCAACCAACAGCAACCGCCCATCTACCAATGCTGACCTGAATGAGACTTCGTTGGAAAACGCAGTTATTCAGATTGCAGCTTGGACTGATGAGCGCGGCCTGCTGATTGCAGCTAAGCCTAAGAAGTTGATTATTCCGCCTGCTCTGATGTTCGTTGCTACCCGTCTGTTGGAAACCAGCCTGCGTGTTGGCACTACCGACAACGATATCAACGCGCTGAAGAACAACGGTTCGATCCCTGAAGGTTACACCGTTAACCACTTCTTGACCGACACCAATGGTTGGTATCTGACCACTGATGTGCCTAACGGCCTGAAGCACTTTGAGCGTACCGCGCTGACTAACTCAATGGACGGTGATTTTGACACCGGCAACGTGCGTTACAAGGCTCGTGAGCGTTACAGCTTCGGCTGGTCTGACCCTCTGGGAATGTTCGGATCGCCCGGTTCGTCCTAAAAACCAAGGGTTTACCCCTAGTTTTAAGGCCCTTCGGGGCCTTTTTCTTTGCCTGTTAGTTTTTGGTCAGATTACCTGTGTCGTAACACCTTGTGCTAAGTATTACCTGTTACTAAGTTTTTTTCAGGGGACTTGTGCCCCTTTTCTTTTTAGTGTATATTGGAGCCACTCCGGGCTTTCCGGTGCATCAAACAGTCCCGGCTGACGACATACCGATTGATGCACTTCACTTGTATGTAAGGAATTATCATGGGATTCGCAACTCATCTCGGCCCTTGGCTGCTTGGCACTGTTAAAAACACCACCGGCACTACCGCTGGAACCATCCGCAATATGGGCGCAACGATTGTTACCCAGTCGTACACCGCAGCTACAGCCACTATTTTGGCATCCCCCACAGCAGTACAGATGTTTACTCTGCCTGCTGGCGCACAAATCATGCGTTTTGATATTTATGTTATTACTGCTTTAACTGGCGCTAGTAATTGCGGCGTTGTTATTGGAACCTCTGGGACTTCTAACTTTTATATGACTACGCTGAACACTGGAACATCAGTGGTTCAAGTCTCTCCTGCAACTATTGCAGCGGCTACTGTTGCGTCTAAGACCAACAACGTAGGAACAACTGATGCAATCATCTATGGCACGTTTACAGCGGCTACTGCGGATGCAACTGCTGGCTCAATTGTTGTGGCAGTTACGTATGCTGTCCGCGACTCTGACGGTTCTGCTAACCCAACCGGCAGCCAACAGTAATTAATCTCAGGGGCTTCGGCCCCTGCTTCATAGGAGATTGATTATGAATCAGACACCTGTAAAACAGGCACATTTAAACGGCAGCGGGTTCATGGTACTTGGGCGTAACCGCGTTAGGGGTATCTCATTTACGGGATCAGCCACTACCGGTTTCATCGCTCTTTTTGATACTACTACAGCGCCAGTAACAACTGGAACTTATGGTCGTTCAACCACTACTGTTACCGTTACGCAGACCGCGCACGGGTTGGCAACGGGCGATGTAATTGGTATTGACTTTGCGGCTGGCACAGGCGGTACGGCTACCAACGGTAATTATCCCGTCACGGTCTTGACCTCTAGCACGTTCACAATTACGGACATTAACTCTGGCTCCATTACAGCAGGTGCAGCAATGGTGTACGCAAGCCGTTGGTTGCTGTCTTATGATGTTATTGCAACGGATGTCTTCAACAATGCGCCTATCATCCCCCAAGACGGTGTGCTAGCTGTTAACGGCATTTACGCATATATGTCTAACGTAGTTGCAGCAAATATCTACTATGGCTAAGAAAAAAGGCCCGGTTCTCTCTGTAGGCCGTGGCGAGAAGCTACCGGTCTCCAAGGGGGCGGGCTTGACTACCAAAGGCCGTGCCAAGTACAACGCAGCTACAGGGTCTAATTTAAAGGCTCCACAACCACAAGGCGGCGCACGTAAGAACTCATTTTGTGCGCGGATGTCGGGTATGCCCGGGCCAATGAAAGACGAAAAAGGTAAGCCTACCCGCAAGGCGGCTTCACTCGCTAGATGGAAATGCTGAGGTAAATCATGGCTACAAAACTGGCAGACGACGAGACATACTTGAAAAAGTACGACAACTTGTCGCGTGGTGAAAAACAAGAATTGGATTTAGCCAAACGCGCACGTCTGAAAGAAGCGCAGGAAGAAGCCGCCGCAGGCGACACTTTAACTCAACGCGGAAAAGATGTAGCGGGCGGCATTATGCGCTCCCTTGCGGGCTCCCCTAGCGCAAAACAACAGCAGGATGAGTCGGATGCTTTGACTGCTAAACGTGAGTCCGAACGCCAGCGTCGTTTGCAAGAAGCCAAAGATTCCGCCGACTACAAAGAACGTGATCGCGCTGCCTATGGTAGTAACACTCCGGGCAAAATTAAAGACAATATGGTTGGTATGAAAAAAGGCGGCAAGGTCTCTAGTGCGTCTAGCCGTGCAGACGGTTGTTGCGTCAAAGGCAAAACTAAAGGCAGGTATATATGAACGACGCACACGATGCAAAAACAATGGCTGATGGCGCTGCCGTAGTCATGGGCCTTGGCGGTTTCTTAGGATGGATGACTCCCGTGGTAACTCTTATTGGCGGTGTATTAACAATTATTTGGTTGAGCATTCGTATCTGGGAAACCGATACCGTACAGCGGTGGTTTAAAGACAATGCCCAGTAGTAGCGCAAAACAACACAAATTCATGGAAGCGATAGCTCACTCGCCGTCGTTCGCCAAGAAAGTAGGAGTTCCACAGTCTGTGGGGCAGGATTTCAGCAAGGCCGATAAAGGCAAAACTTTTAAACGAGGTGGTGATATGGCTACAAAAGGTGTGAATCCCTTTGCAAAATTTGAAATGTCCGGTAAGGACAAAGAGAAAAAGGGCATGAAAGAAGGCTCTAAAGCTGATATGGTAATGGACAAAAAACAAATGATGGGCATGAAAAAAGGTGGCATGAAGAAGATGGCTTCTGGCGGTTCGGCTTCCTCACGCGCAGACGGTATTGCTTCCAAAGGCAAAACCAAAGGCACATTTGTGACCATGAACAAGGGCGGCATGTCCTGCTAAAACCATGATGGCCTCACGCGGTATGGGCGACATCGACCCGTCCAAAATGCCAAAGGGCAAGAAAAAAGCCCGTAGGGATAGCACTGACTTCACGCAATACGCTGAAGGCGGTAAGGTCAACGCCGCAGGTAATTACACCAAGCCCAGTCTTCGCAAGAAGATTGTGGCCCAAGTAAAAGCTGCGGCTACCCAAGGCACGGGCGCAGGTCAGTGGTCAGCACGTAAAGCACAGCTTGTAGCTAAAAAGTACAAGGCTTCTGGTGGGGGTTACAAAGATTGAAAGCACCACAGCAATCCCTTAAAGATTGGGGCGACCAAAAGTGGCGCACCAAGTCGGGAAAGCCGTCGTCAAAAACAGGTGAGCGTTACTTACCTGAAGCTGCTATAAAATCCTTGTCACCGGCTGAGTATGCAGCAACCACCAAAGCAAAACGTGTAGGCAAAGCGGCAGGCAAGCAATTTGTAAAGCAACCGCCAAAGGTGGCAGCAAAAACAGCGGGGTTTAGATAATGGCTGAAAAATGGATTCAAAAAGCAATCAAGAAACCCGGCGCACTACGCGCATCTCTTGGTGTTAAAGGCAATAAACCAATCCCTGCTAAAAAACTTGCTGCTGCGGCTAAAGCACCGGGTAAGACGGGTCAACGCGCCCGCTTAGCACAAACGCTCAAAGGGATGAAATAATGTCCGTTTCAGGAGTCGCTAACTTCAACCTTGATCTCACGGAGATCGTGGAGGAAGCGTTTGAACGTGCCGGTTCCGAAATGCGTTCGGGTTACGACCTACGTACTGCCCGCCGGTCATTGAATCTATTGTTTGCGGACTGGGCCAATCGTGGCATCAACATGTGGACATTCGATCAAGGAACTATTAATCTGGTTTCGGGGCAGAATACCTACCCACTACCAACCGACACAGTAGACCTCTTGGAGCATGTTATCCGTACAGGCGCGGGCAGTGCATCCACCCAAGCAGACCTGACAATCACGCGCATCAGTGTTTCTACCTACGCCACTATTCCTAACAAGCTGCAACAAGCCAGACCTATTCAAGTTTGGATTCAACGTTTGGATGGGCAAACTTCGTCGGTTGGAACCACAATCAGTGCAACAATTACATCCACCGCTACAACAATTGCGGTGACCTCTGCCGCAAGCCTACCCTCTACCGGTTTTATTTTGATTGGTTCAGAAACCATTGGGTATGGATACATATCAGGGAATACCCTGAGTAACTGCGTTCGGGGCCAGAACAACACGACTGCTGCGGCCCACACCTCAGGGGACGGTGTGTACGTACAAAATCTACCATCTATCACGGTATGGCCCACCCCTGATAACTCTCAGACCTACCAGTTTATTTACTGGCGCTTGCGCCGTATTGATGACGCAGGCGGTGGTGTAAACACTATGGATGTACCATTTCGGTTCTTGCCGTGCATGGTGGCTGGGTTGGCATACTACTTGGCGCTTAAAGTTCCTAATGGTGGACAACGGCTTGACATACTTAAATCGCAGTACGATGAGGCTTGGCAATTAGCATCAGACGAAGACCGCGAGAAGGCATCCGTGCGGTTTGTGCCGCGTCAGGCCTATATCGGAAGCGGAACGTGACATGGGTAATAGATTTGCATCCGGCAAGAATAGTATTGCCATGTGCGACAGGTGTGGTGCGCAGTTTAAATTAACTGAATTACGCAAGGAAATTATTAAGACAAAGACGTACAATTTGCTTGTATGCCGGTCTTGCTGGGATCCAGACCAGCCGCAGTTGCAGCTTGGTATGTATCCAGTGGATGATCCGCAAGCGGTGCGTAATCCTCGTCACGACAGCACATACATAACGGCAGGGGTTAACAGTGCGGGTAACCTCACGGGAGGCTCAAGGGACATTCAGTGGGGCTGGTATCCGGTTGGTGGGGCAAGTTTTTTTGATGTAGTTTTAACGCCCAATTATTTGGTTGGGGTTACAAGTGTTGGTACAGTAACGGTTTCATAGGAGTCAATGATGGACACGAAAAAAGTTAAGCAAATTGCGGATACCGAGGCCAAGAAAATGGTCGAAGGTCACGAAAGCCGCATGCATGCCAAGGGCATGAAAAAAGGTGGCCCAACCAGTGAAGACCGCATGCGCGTAGGGCGCAATCTGTCCCGCGCAGCTAACCAGAAAACGGGGTAAATCATGGCTTACAGTATGAAACGAGACGGTAAAGAAGTTGGCCCAGCCAGCGTTTACGCACCTCCACACACAATGGACGGCAAGGCCATGAAGATTTCCAGCAATCCCGGCAAGGATTCTGAGCTATCCAGTACGGCGGATATGCGTATGAGCGTTGGCATGTACAACAATGGCCCCGACAAGACCACCAAAACCAGCGGCATCAAAACCCGTGGCAATGGTTGTGCTACTAAAGGGACTACCGCAAGAGGCCCGATGGCATGAACTACGCTGCGCTTGTAGTTGCGATTTCCGATTACACGGAGAACACCTTTCAAACGGTGGATGTAAACCTGTTTATTACACAGGCAGAGCAGCGCATTTACAACTCAGTGCAGTTTCCGTCAATACGTAAAAACGTGACGGGGACAATTACTGCAAGCAACAAGTATTTGTCTGCTCCAGATGACTTCTTAGCCACGTACTCGTTGGCTATTTTCTCCGGCTCTGGCCCGTACACTTTCTTACTTAACAAAGATGTGAACTTTATTCGTGAGGCATATCCCACGCCAACGGACACGGGAACACCAAAGTACTACGCGCTGTTTGGCCCAACTACAACAGCAGGGCCACCGTCTTTACCAACAAATGAGTTGAGCTTTATCCTTGGCCCCACGCCAGATGCTACTTACTCCGCAGAACTTCACTACTACTATTACCCTGAGTCGATCACCACAATTGCCAGCGGGCAAACTTGGCTGGGTGATAACTTTGACACAGTGCTACTGTATGGCTCACTAGTAGAAGCATATTCCTATATGAAAGGTGAAAGTGATCTATTAGCTTTGTACGACACTAAGTACAAAGAGGCGTTAATCCTTGCCAAACGTCTGGGTGATGGTATGGAACGTCAAGATGCATACCGCAGTGGTCAATATAGGCAGGCGGTTACATGAGCATAGTCCAAACCCAGACTACCAGCTTCAAGAAAGAGTTGTACACGGCTGTCCACAATCTGTCCACGGACACGATCAAGATTGCTCTATACACAGGTAACGCAAATTTAAACGAAGACACTACCGTTTACAGCGCAACCAATGAAGTCTCAGGTACAGGCTACACGGCTGGTGGTCAGACTATGACTGGGGTTCAAATTAGTTCATCTGGCTATGTAGCCTATGCAAATTGGGATAACGTGTCGTGGACATCTACTTTGACCGCCCGGTGTGCTTTGATTTACAACGTGACGCAGGGTAACAAGTCTATTGCTGTTCTGGACTTTGGTTCTGACAAAACATCGACCACCACGTTTACAATTACTATGCCAGCCAATACCTCCACAACTGCGCTTATTAGGAGTTCAAATTGATCGTTACCACCACCAAAGGCGAGATGGATGATTCCTTATTGGAACACCGCGCCGGGGAAATTGAAAACGACAACGAACTAACATCTTGGACTGAGTACTGGCTGGATGGCGAGTTGGTTCACCGATCAGCGCATGTTACGTTGAAGAAAATGCCTACCTTTGCAGGCGGCGCGGCAGCATCTTTTTAAGGAAATATTATGGCGAACACACAATCAATGGTCACTTCGTTCCTCAGCGAATTGATGCTGGGCCAGCACCAACTTGGCGCTTCTACTATCGTTTCTCGCGGTAGCTTGACTTCGCCTACCACGGACACGTTGAAAGCGGCGTTGTACTTGGCTTCTGCTACGGTCAATGCTTCCACTACGGCGTATTCGGCTACAAACGAGGTTTCCGGCACAGGCTACACAGCGGGCGGTGTGACGGTAACAAATGCTACGGCTCCAACATCTACAAACTCGTCTTC